CCTTTCGAAAAAACACGCCCAGTTTCACGATTTGTTGCCAGAACCACTAAACTTTATGCCAAGTCGCCCACCATTCGCAAGTTACGCACGTAAGCCGCGAGCCGAAACGCAACGCGAGTACGCCGTCCGCCGCATGTCTGCGCCCGAGTTGGCGCGCGCGGCCGAGATTCGCAGCTCTGCCGGCTGGCAGGCCGTCCGCGCTCGATTCCTGGCGCTGCATCCGGTCTGCGGCGTCTGTGGCCAGCAGCTCACGGCGCAGGTCCATCATCTCGAGCCGGTCGAACGCCGGCCGGATCTCGCGCTCGCGTGGGACAACCTCGCCCCCGTCTGCACCCGCTGCCACGCCGCGTGCAACTCGGTCGAGCGCCGCGGCGAATCGACGGCTTACTTGTTCGACGGATTCGTCCGCCGTCCGCAATTCGGAGGGCCGGTATAATGGGCGCCCGCGGTCCCGCCCCTAAAGACAAGCAAACCGTCGCCTTCCGCGTCGGCGTCGTTTGCCCCGACCGCCTCACTGGCCCGGCGCGCGAAGAGTTCGAGCGCGTCGTCCGCATTCTGACCGATGGCGGCTGCCCTCCAATGGAGCCGGACGCCGACGCAATCGAGCGTTACGCGCGCGCGGTCGTCAAGGAGCGCGAGCTATTCGTCGCCCTCGAAGCCGAAGCCTGGGTCACCGCTGGCGACCGCGGCGGCATCAAGGTGCACCCGCTCATCACGGCATGGCGCGCGTGCAACTCGGTCCTGTCCGAGACCGCGGCCGACTTCGGATTCACGCCGGCCGCGCGTAGTCGCATCCCGAAGACCGGAGCGACCGGCAAGAGCAGCAACCCGTTTACAGCACATATCCAATCGTGACCGACTCCGCCACAGCCTACGCGCAATCCGTTCTTGCTGGTGAAGTGCCCGCGTGCAAGTGGGTCCGCCTCGCATGCGAGCGCCACATGCGCGACCTCGCGTCTGGCCTCTGGCGCTGGGATGTCGCCGCGGCTGAGAAGGCCATCGGGTTCCTGCGCCTGCTTCGCCACTACAAGGGCGAGTTCGCCGGCCGTCCGTTTGAGCCGCTGCCGTGGCAGTGCTTCGTCATCGGCTCAATCTTCGGCTGGCGGCAGATCGCGACAGGGCTTCGGCGCTACCGGTATTCGCTCGTCGTCGTGCCGCGCAAGAACGGCAAGACGTTCCTCGGCGCCGGCGTAGGCTTGTGTTTGCTCTGCGGCGACGGCGAGCCAGCGGCCGAGGTCTACAGCGTCGCAACGAAAGAAGACCAAGCGCGCCTGCTCTGGAACGACGGCAAGCAGATGATTCGCTTCTCTCCCGGCGCCGGCGACGTCTTCCGCCGCACCGTCTCCGAGATTCGTCACGAGGACAGCGCGTCATTTTGGAAACCGCTCGGCTCCGACTCGGAAACCCTCGACGGCCTCAACCCGCACGGCGTCCTTGCGGACGAGTTGCACGCGTGGAAGGATCGCCGCCTCTGGGACATCCTCGACAGCGCGCTCGGCGCACGCCGTCACCCGCTCGTCTTCTCGATTTCGACCGAGGGCGAGGTGCGCGATGGGATTTTTGACGAACAGGTGAAGCTCGCGCAGGCCGTGTTACAGGACGATGCGCTCGCGAACGGCGCCGGCGCCAACGTGTTTGCGCTGATCTTCACGATCGACGACGGCGACGACCCGATGGACGAGGCCGCGTGGTTCAAGGCGAATCCGAATCTTGGTTGCGGGAAGTCGCTCGAGTACATGCGCGACCAAGCAGCGAAGGCCAAGCTGTCGCCCGGCAAGATGCGCGACTTCCTTGTGAAGCAGCTCGACAAGCGCGCGGAAAAGATGGTGAGTGGATGGCTGTCGCTGGCGAAGTGGGACGCGTGTGCCGGCGAGAAGCTAAAGGCCGCGGACGTTCTCCGCCGCCTAGCCGGCAAGTCCGTGTTCTGCGGCTTCGACGCGTCGCGCTCGCAGGATTTGGCAGCCGTCGCGCTCGCGTGGTTCGAAGGCGACATCGCGCACGCGGCTTGGCTGTTCTTCACACCTGAGGAGACGTTGCGCGAACGCGAGCTGCGAGACCGCGCGCCCTACGCGAAGTGGGTCGAAGACGGATGGATGATCGCGACGCCGGGCAACATCACCGACTATCGCGCGATCGTCGCCCGCGTCGTCGAGATCATGAAGGCCGCGAATGCCGAGGCGTTCTGGTACGACCCGAGCCACGGCCACGAGGCGGCGATGGAGATCCGCGACGCGCTCGGGATGATCGGCTCCGCGAAGATTGAGGGCGGTGGCGAGTGGCACCAGGTCGCCGCGCTGGCGCAGACGTTCGCGAACTTCTCCCGCCCATACCGCGAGATCGAGAGGCGCGTCATCGGTGGCACGTTGCGCCACTACGGCAACCCCGTCGCGCGCTGGAACATTTCGAACGCCGTCCCGCATGTCGGGCCGAGCGAAAACATCATGCTCCACAAGGGCAAGAGCACCGGGCGCATCGACGGCGCCGTCGCTCTCGGCATGGCCTTCGCTGCCGCGCTGACTATGCCAGACGCCGGGGCGACAACATCAACGCCGGGAATGGTATTCGACGACGAATGAGCACGACGAACACAACACGGGAGCACTTGCGCGCGAAGGAGCTAGCCGCAGCCCTTGGATACAGCGTCAAGACGATTTACCGCGCGAAGGCCGCAGGATTCAGGATGCACGGCGGCGTCGCAACCGTTGAGGAGTGGCGCGCGTGGCACGCCTCGCGTAGCGGAAATGTCCCGCCTTGTCCTGAAATGTCCGTTATTGATTGATGCCAAGCGGGCATCAAACGCCACGCTGTGATGCGTGGAGATTGCCGCCCGCCTCAAAGACGCCAGCCGCGCCCTCTTCGGGAAGCGCGAGGAACGCGGCACGCTCAAAGACGGCAAGGGCCTGCTCGAACTGATCGGCACGACGGCGAGCAGCAAGAATGTCAACGAGACGAGCGCGATGACGATGTCCGCGGTTTACGCGTGCGTCCGAATCCTCTCCGAGAATGTCGCCAGCCTGCCGTTGCGCGTGCGGCGCAAGACAGCCAAGGGCAGCGAGGACGCCGACGAGCATCCGCTGAATCGCATTCTCAAGGACGACCCGAACGACAGCGAGACGTCGTTCGAGTGGCTGGAGCGGATGCACGCCGCCCACGAGATGCGCGGCAACTGCTACGGACTCGTGAAGCGCAATGCCTACTTCGAGCCCGAGGGCATCGAGTACGTCGGCGCGAACGAGGTCGAGGTCGTGCGCGTCGGTCGTGGCCGCGGCTACAAGCTAGCCGGCAAGCTCACGCAACCCGGCGAGATCCTTCACGTGCCGAGCATGTCGCTCGACGGGCTCACCGGCCTTTCCGTGTTGAAGCAGGCGAAGGAGGGGATCGGCGTCGCGCTCGCCGCGCAGGAGTTCGGCGCCCACTTCTTCGGCAACAACGCGCGCCCTGGTGGCGTGATCGAATTTCCGGCCGGAACTACCGAGGAACAGGCGCGGCTTTTCCTGAAGAAGTGGCGTGAGAAGCACGAGGGCCCGGCAGCGTACGGCAAGGTCGCCGGCCTCACCGGCGGCATCAAGTACCAGAACATCGGCATAAGCAACGAGGATGCCGAGTTCTTGGCGACGCGCCAGTTCCAGATCGAGGACATCGCCCGCTTCTACGGCGTGCCGCTGTTCCTGCTCCAGTCGACCGAGAAGTCGACTAGCTGGGGATCGGGCATGGAGCAGATCCAGCTGGCGTTTCAGGTGTTCACGCTCCGCCCGCGACTCGTCCGCTGGGAACGCCGGATGAACTCGACGTTGCTTTCGCAGCGCGACCGCGATGCCGGCTACTACGTCTCGTTCAATCTCAACGCGATTCTCCGCGGCGCCTTCGCGGATCGCATGGCCGGATACGTCTCTGGCCTCACGAACGGCATCTACTCGATCAACGACGTGCGCCGGCTCGAGGACTTGCCCGAGCTGCCGGACAACGTCGGCGGTATCCATCGCGTCCCGCTCAACATCGGACCGGCTGACGCGCCGGCGAAGGAGAAAGTCACCGCATGAAGACGATCCAAACCCGCGCCCTGCATGGGCTCACCGTCCGCGAGGCCGCGAAGGACTCCGGCTTCATCGGCATCCTCGAAGGCCACGCCGCCGTATTCGACAGCGACTCGCTGCCGTTCGACGGATGGGGCAAGCCGTGGGTTGAGCGCATCCAGCGCGGCGCGTTCTCGCGCACGCTCAAGGAGCAGCCCGACGTCAAGGCGCTGTGGTCGCACCGCAGCGACGCCATCCTTGCGCGCTCGCCTGACACGCTCTCGCTCGCCGAGGACGAGCGCGGCCTGCGCGTCGAGATCAGCCTGATCGATACGCAGCAGAACCGCGACGTGCTCGCCAGCGTCCGCGCGAAGCTCGTTGACTCCATGTCGTTCGGGTTCTCGGCCCGCTCGGTTAAGTGGGACGAAGGCAAGGATCGCGACGTGCGGACGTTGCTCGACGTCGATCTGTTCGAGGTCTCGCCGGTTGTCTGGCCGGCGTATCCCGACACCGCCATTTCCGCGCGCTCTGCGGCGTCGTTCCGCAGCCAAGACGGCACGGCCGAACTGAAGGCCATCGCCGAGGAGCGCGACCAACATTTCGCCACGGCTCGCAAGTCCACCGAGGACGCGAGCGCGGCAACCCGGGACGCCATTCGCGGGATGGCGCTTCGGTGCCTGTAATCCCCGCATCACCACAAAGGACACACATGAAGCGTTTGAAAGAACTGCTCGAGAAGCGTGGTGCGAAGGCCAAGGAAGCCCGCACCCTCTCCGACACCGTCATCAATGCCGGCCGCACCTTCACTGCCGAAGAGCGCTCGAAGATCGAAACCATCCAGAAGGAGGTCGAGGACATCGACGCGACCATCGCGATCGAGTCCCGTCAGGCCGCCATCGAAAGCCAGCGCGCGCCGAAGCTCACCGATGGCGAACAGCGCGACATGGCCCGCTTCGACATCGGCCGCATGTTGCGTTCGATGCACGCGAGCGCGAAGGGTGCGAGCTCGACGCTTGACGGCATCGAGGCCGAGATGGTGCAGGAAGGCGAGCGCGAGGCCCGCAGCGCCGGCATCGAGAGCGCCGGCTTGTTCCTCCCCCGCTCGTTCGTTCGCCGCTGCCATGAGCGCCGCGACCTCACCGCCACCGGGCAGACGAGCGTTGCCGGTGACCAAGGCGGCATGATCATCGCCACCGAGAAGGCCGGTTTGCTCGATGACTTCTTCAACGCTTCCGTGATGCGCCAAGCCGGCGCCACTGTGCTTGAGGGTCTCGTCGGCAATCTCGACATCCCGCGTCTCGTGAGCGGCACCGCCCCCGTGAAGAAGACCGAGAACGAATCGGCCGGCGAATACACGCCCACCACCGCGAAGCTCTCGCTCACTCCGAAGCGCCTGCCGGCCTTCATCGACATCTCCGAGCAGCTGCTCAAGCAGTCCCCGCAGGCGATCGAGGCCATCGTCCGCGCGCACATCACGAACCAGATGTTGGCCGTGCAGGAAGCCGCGTTCTTCCACGGCAGCGGCACCAGCGAGGCCAAGGGCATCGCCGGCACCTCCGGCATCGGCTCCGTGGTTGGCGGCGCCAATGGCGCCGCTCCGACCTGGGCGCATATCGTCGGCCTCGAAACCGCCGTCGACGCGAACAACGCCGTGTTCGGTAATCTGCACTACGTCTCGAATGGGCAGATTCGCGGCAAGCTCAAGCAGACCGCGAAGATCAGCTCGACTGATTCGCTGACCATCCTCGACGACCGCAACGGCGGGCTGCTTAACGGATACTCGCCGCTGTGGACCAACGCCGTGAGCCGCACGCTTACCAAGGGCAGCTCGGGCGCCGTCGCCTCCGCGATCTTCTTCGGCAACTTCGCCGACTACTGGATCGGCTATTGGGGCGGCATCTCGCTCGAGCTCATCCGCGACAGCGCTTCCGCGAAGACCGGCACGTACTGCCTCGTGGCCTCGACCTACTACGACGGCGGCGTCGTCCGTCCGAAGTCGTTCGCCGCGATGCTCGACGCCCTCGGCGCCTGAGTCGCACCCACGCAATGACGCGCACGCTACGGGATTTCGTCGGACTGCACCGCGGTGAAACCGCGTGGCTGTTCGGCAAGGGTCCGAGCCTGAGTCACTTCGACTTCGGCTCGGCCGGCCCGTTGCGTTGCGCGGTCAATGAGTCCGTCCGCTACGTTCCAGCCGTCACGTACTGTTTCGCAAATGACGGCGTTCTTCCGTGGGTCGATCTCTACGACTCGGCCCACGTCCTCTTTCAGCCCGCCCGCACGCTAGACGATGCGGGCATGGGCAACCCGAGCGCGTGGCCGTGCGAGCTCGTGCGCTTCGACGACGTTCCCGACACGCGCCTCGCCGGCTATGACGTCGCCGCCCTGCTCTCCCGCGGGCTTTCGGTGCGGCACGGCACCATCGGCAGCGCGGTGCAGATCTTGCACATAATGGGCGTGTCGAAAATCGTGTGCGTCGGAATCGACGGAGGCGGAGGACACGCGGCGAAAGAGTTCCGATCCGTGGCGCCGCCAGACTGCATCTACGCGACGATCCGCGATCGATTCATCTCGGCCGCGACGATGCTCGGGATCGAGATCGAGTTCTTCGATGCTCCGGCTGAAGTTTGTCGCACCGACGGGCTTGTCGTCGTGCTCATCACACAGGGAGTCGTCGCCGGCGGGCAGGCCCGGTGCGACGGAGACATTGTTGCTCTCGATCCAGTCGAGGCCTCCGAGCTCATTCAGCGCGGAGCGGCTGAGCCGACGCGCAATTTCCCGCTGCCGCGAGTGGAGGCAACCAAATGAGCGACCGCCTCATCACTGCTCCGACCGCTGAGCCTGTCAGCGTTGCCGAACTGAAAACCCATCTCCGAGTGACGCACAGCGCGGATGACAGCTATCTCGGCACGCTGATTCAGGCTGCGCGCGAACACGCGGAGCAGCATACGGGGCGGGCGCTCGCGGAGCAGACTCGCGAATACACGGCCGACGCATTTCCGAGCAACGGCGTTCTGCGTCTCGGGTTTGCGCCGGTCGTTTCCATTTCATCGGTCAAGTACCTCGACGAGACTGGAGAAGAGCAGACGCTCGATCCCTCCGTCTACACCGTCGACACACAAAGCGAGCCCGGCGCGATTGTGCTGAAAGTCGATCAGGACTGGCCAGACACCGCCAGACTGCCGGCCGCCGTTCGCGTGCGCTACGTCTGCGGCACTGCGGCGCGCCCACTGCTCAAGCAAGCCGTCATCTTCATCGCCGCGCACTGGTACGAACAACGGCTCCCAGTGAACGTCGGCAACATCGTCAACGAGATCCCGCACTCACTCGCCGCGATCCTGTGGGCGAATCGAGTGTTCAGCGCGTAACCACGACAAGCCATGGCAGACGTCTCAGTCACATTCCGGAAATCAATCTTCATCGCTGGGACGCCGTACGTCGCCGGCTCGACGTACAGCATCGACGAGGCGCTCATCTCGCAGTTCCCGCGCGACACCATCGTTCCGGCGGCCGAGCCAGATCCGAAGAACGACAGCCGCACGGTAGACGAAAAGATCGCGGACGCGCTCGAGGACTTTGATGGCGGCATCACCTCCATCACCGGCACCGCCAATCAGGTCATCGTGACGAACGGTGATGGGGCTGCGGGTAATCCCACGTTGTCGTTGCCTCAGAGTATTGCCACGACCAGCACACCGCAGTTCGCCCGCATTGGTATCGGCAAGGCTGCTGATGGCACCTATCTGCTCAATTTGAATGGGGCGCTTGTGCATGGGACATCCACAGGAGTCGGCATCGGTACGACTTCACCCGCCGCACGTCTTGATCTTGGAGCATCAACCGGCGTCGTTCAGTACATATATAAAGATAGTTACGCGAACGCTGGACTTGGCATCAATCTATCGGGAGGTTCCTGCGAACTTTCACTGTTCGCCGGCGCGACCGGAGACGACGCAGGAAGAATCTCTTTTGGCCGTCGGCGTGTGGATACGGGAACCTATACGGAGCGGATGGTGATAGATGCTGCGTCTGGCGCCGTGAAGCTGAACGCCTACGGTGCCGGGACACTGGTGACCGACTCCTCCGGCAACGTCACCGCCTCTTCTGATGCCAGTCTCAAGACCGTCACCGGATCCTTCACGCGAGGCCTCGCAGACGTACTCAAACTCACGCCTCGCACCTACCACTGGAACCGCGAGTCAGGGATGAATACCGAGGACGTGAACGTCGGATTCATCGCGCAGGACGTGCAGGACGCGATCCCGGAGGCAGTGGGCACCATGAAGACTGTCGACACCGAGGAGGATGACGGCACCGGCAAGAAGGTACGGAAATCGAAGCGCGAAGCCGCCGAGTTCCTCACGCTCTCCGACCGTCCAATCATCGCCGCACTCGTCAACGCTGTGAAGGAGCTGAAGGCGGAGAACGACACCCTCCGCGCCCGCGTATCCGCTCTCGAAAACGGAAAGGCCGCGAAGTGAAACACCGCCCCATGACCCGCCTCTCCGCTATCGCCCTCCTCGCGCTCGCTGGTTGCGTGGCGCAGCCAGCATCCAAACCTGCCGCACCCGCTGGTGCCGGCGAGCCGGTCGTGACCGCGCAGACCGTCGCGAGCAACGCTGAGGCAGCCGCGAAGGATGCTGAGAGGGAGCGACTGGAGAAGCTCTCGGCCAATGTGAACGCCGCAGCCACGGCGCCCAACATCGAAGCCTCGCCTGTGGCGGTGAACGAGCTGACGGTCGCGCAGGGACGACTCTCCGACATCACGCCCGACCCGCAGGAGCAAGCTGCCGCCGCTGAGCGTCGCGCACTCGTCGAAGCCGGCCGCGCCGAGGAAGCCCGGCAGAACGCCCTCGCTGCCGCCGAGGCCGGCAGGCGCGACGCCGCGCTGATCGTCGAGCTGCGCGCCACCGCCGCCCGCCTCGCCGCTGAGCGCGACAAGCTCACCGCCGAACTCATCGCCCAGTCGGAGCGCAACCGGATCGCCAACGAGGCCGCGCTCGCCAAGGCCCGCGACGAGGCGCGCAACGGCGTACTCCGCTCGCAAGTCGCTTGGCTGAACCGCATCGGCTTCGGCTGCATGGCCGTCGCCATCGGTTCGCTCGGCATCGGGCTTGCCATTGGTGGCGTCGCCGCAATCCGCCGCGTCGGCCCGCTGGCGGTCGTTTCCGGTGTCGGTGCGCTGCTCTGCTTCGGCACCGCGCAGATCGTCGGCGCGCCGTGGTTCCTGTGGGCGGTCGGTGGCGTGCTGATCGTGCTCGTCACGTGGTTCGCCGTCTGGGCATGGAAGCACCAGAAGCGAGGCGACCTCGCCGCCGAACTCGCGACACGCACCGGCAAGGTTGCCGCCGTCGCCAAGACCGCTGTGCCAGTGCTGGATGCTGCTTACGAGCAGGCCGATGAGGCCACCCGCCGCTGGCTGGACGCACATGTTTTCGACCGGCTCTCGTATGCAATGAACCGCGACGAGAAGGCGACGGTCCACGAGATCCGCAAGGAGGTCACGCAATGAACCGCCCCGCCGTCACCCTCTTCGCCGCCTGCGCCCGCGAGGATCTTCGCCGGCTCGCGTATCATATCCGCGGGCTCATCCGCTCCGTTTTCCAACGCTGACACCACATCATGCGCGACATCATCAACGCCACCGCCGCCAAGGGCATCCTAGGCACCATCGGGTCGCTCACGCTGGCCCAGTGGTCGCACGTGGCGAGCATCATCGTGGCTGCGATCACGGCCTCCTACATGATCTACAAATGGGTGCGCGACGTGCGCGAGCGCACTTGCGACAAGGCAGCCTGCCCGCTGCGCCACCGCCCGGAATGAAGCCATGAACCCCGGCGAGCTCGACACCCTCGTGACGATCCAGCGCGCAACCGAGGCGCGCGCGGCGAACGGCAGCGTCATCAAGACGTGGGCCGATCTCGCGCAGGTCTGGGCCTCGTTCGAGCCGATCAGCGGGCGCGAGGCTGTAATGGCGCAGCAACTTCAGGCGGTCGTTTCGCTCAAGGCCACCATTCGCCACGGCTCCGGCGTCACCGTCAAGGACCGCATCGTCAACGGCTCCATCACCTACGAGGTGACGCGCGTTGCCGACTCGGGCACGCGCCACAGTTGGCAAGAGCTTTGGCTCACGGAGGCCAAGTCGTGACACTCGACGAAGCCATCTTCACCGCGCTCTCGGCGCACGTTGGCGTGACGGCGATTGCTGGCGATCGGTCGTATCCAGTGCAGGCGCCGCAGTCTGCCGCGCTTCCGTTCGTCGTCTGGCAGCGCGTGAGCACGTCGCCGATCAACTCGCACGATGGGCCGGCCACTCTCGACCAGACATCGATGCAGTTTGCCTGTTTCGCTGCGACATTCACGGCCGCGCACGACCTGCGCAACGCCGTGCGCGCCGCGCTCGAAGACGTCGCGCTTGGCAACTCTGCCCGCGGCATCGTCACAAACATCCGCGACACCGTCGAGAACGAGCCGGTGCCGCCGCTGTTCCGATCCGACGTCGACATTGATTTCATCGCCGCCCCGTAAGCGGCTCAACTCAAACAGAACCGCAGTAAGAGAAAGCAAATACCATGGCCAAGATGGCAGCCAAAGGGGCGATTTTCGCCTACGAATCCAGCACCAGCCCGAGCGTCTTTTCGACGATTCCGGGCGTCGGCGACTTCGACCTTCCGCTCGTTGGCGAGCGCGACGAGATCGACGTCACCTCACACGACTCCGCCGGAGACTACGAGGAGACCGTCCTCGGCGTCATCCGCACGCCGTCCATCACCGTCCCGATCAACGGCTGGGATGGCACAAACACCCACCACGCCGCGATGGTGACGCGCGCGCAGGCAAACACGCTCACCAACTTCAAGGTGACGACCAAGGACACGAAGATATACACGTTCGCCGGATACATCAAAGGCGTGACAATCGGCAACCCGGTGAATGGCGCCCTCAGTGCGACGCTCACCGTCAAGCCCACCGGCGCGATCACCCCTGCCGCCTAAGCCATGAGCGGCGAACTCACCATCCGGGCAACCGTCGGCACGACCGTCGTCGAGCTCCGCGGCGGGATGCGCGCGCTGTATCGCGCGCTCTCGCTCGGCAAGCGCAACCGCAACACGGCCGCGTTCGACCGCGTGTGGGCGATGCTCGATTACGAGTCGGCCGAAAAGTTCCCGACGCCGGAACATCTCGCCGACGCGTTCACGAGCGTCGAGCAGCTCGCCGACGCTGTGAAGGCAGCGGCTGAAGCCGAAGCCGCAGCGTCCTCAAAAAACGCCGTCAGCTCGACGCCGAAGCCTTCGCCCGCGTCGAGCTAGGAATCAGCCGCGACGAATTCCTCGACATGACACCCGCCGAGTTCACCGCCCATCAGCGCGCATGGTATCGCAAGCAGCGCCGCGAGCAGTCGCGGACTGCCGTGCTCGCCATGATCCTGGCAAACGCGAACCGCGGGAAGAACACGGCGCCGTTCTCGGTCGACGACTTTATGGCCGGATTCGCGGCGGACGAGATGGAGGGCGGCGAATGATCCGGCTGACCATCGACGGTATCGATGATCTCGAGAAGGCGTTGCGCGCCGTCGGCAAGAAGGCTGCGCGCGAGGCAGCGCTTGTCGCCGTGCAGCACGCGGCGCAGCCCGTCGTTGAAGCCGCGCGAAATCTGGCGACAGAGGACACTGGCGCGCTCCGCGAGTCGATCGGGTGGCGCGTGAAACCGTACCGGCGCGGCGACAAGGCCATTGCGGTGATCGGCCCGCAGTCGAAGTTCCGCGGGCCCGACGGCCGCCAGCCCGCGAAGTACGCGCACCTCGTCGAGTTTGGTCACGCGAAGAAGGGCGGAGGGACCGTTGCGGCAAAGCCGTTCATGCGGCCGGCCATCGCGCAGGCGTCAGGCGAGGCGATGCGCACGCTCGGCGAAACGTTCGGCGTCGCTCTCAAGATCAAGGCCGAGCAACTCGCGGAAGTCCGCAAATCAAAGTCGAAGAAGCGCAGCAAATAACCACCAAGTATGGGCGCAAACATGACAGTCGGCAGCCTGAACGTGAAGCTCGACATGGAGCTGAACAGCCTTCAGGCGCAGATCAATAAGGCCAACGCGAAGATCGCGCGGATGGGCAAGAGCTGGCATTCGGAGATCGGCAAGGCGGCGAAGAAGATCAACGACGACATGGGCAAGGTCGGGATGAAACTCGGCCTCGGCTTCCTCGGCGCCGAAAACGCGCTCTCACTCGTCAATCGCGAGATTCGCCACGTCATCGAGAACATCGACGAGATCCCCGGAATCGACCCGAGCACGGTCTCGAGCATCCAGCAGGCGAAGGCGCTGTTTTCCGATGCTCGCGGAGAGATCGACAAATGGATTGCGAGCGGAATCAGTTTGTTCGCCGAGGTCGGGCAGGGGCTTGGCTATCTGGCCGGAGCCGCCGTCTACGGGTGGGATGCCGCAAGTGATGCCTACGCCGAAACCGAGCAGGCGGCTCAGAACTCGGCCGAGGCAGCGAAGGAGGCAGCCAAGCGCCAGAAGGAGCTTGAGGAGGCCGCGAAGGCAGCGGAGGAAGCCGCGCGCAAGACGGCCGAAGCCTACGCGAAGATGCTGGATGCATACCAGCAGGAGGACCTTGTCGGCGAGTCGCTCGGCGTGAAGATCGACAGGCTGAAGGAGGAATCCGCCAAGCTGCAGAAAGCCGCAGTCGAGGCCGGCCGCACGGACTCCGCCGAGGCGTTCCGACTCGAGGCCGAGGCCACGAAGAAGCGGATCGAACTCAAACAGGCTGAACGAGAGCTGAACGAGCGCATGCTCGAAATCGGCGAACGCCAGACGCAAGCCGAGTTCGACAAGCTCACGCCATCCGAGCAACTCAACGCACTGATCGAGGAACGCGCGCGCGTAGTTGCCGAGATTGCGCAGTACGACGGCCGTACGGCTGCCGGGCTCGAGAAGGCGGTCAACCTTGAGGAGCGGCGCCTCGACCTGAACGAGAAGATCGCAGACGTGAAAGTCGAGGTGATGGACAAGGAGCTCGACGAGTTCTTCGGGTCCATCGACAAGAAGTCCGCAGAGGCAAACGAGAAGATCGCGGGCAGCGCAAAGAGTGCGCAGGACGCCGCTCGCCAGCTCGGCATGACGTTTTCCTCGGCGTTCGAGGACGCAATCGTCGACGGCAAGAAACTCTCCGACGTGCTCGGAGGACTGGCTGACGACCTCCTTCGCCTCGCGCTGCGGAAGAACATCACGGAGCCGCTGTTCGCTTCGCTCTTCAGCTCTGGGTCTTCCGGCGGCAGTGGCAGCGGAATCATCGGCGCCATCGGTGGACTCTTCGGCGGATTCTTCGCGGACGGCGGACGGCCTTCGCAGGGCAAGGTGTCGTTCGTCGGCGAGGAGGGAGTCGAGGCGTTCGTGCCTGACTCCGCCGGAACCATCGTCAGCAACGACCGACTACGCGAAGCCATCGGCGGAGGCGGCGGAGGCTTCTCGGTCTCCATCGTTCAGAAGTTCGAGGCCGGCGTTTCGCAGGCCCAGCTTGCCGAGGGACTTCGCCAAACCTACGAAGCCGCGAAGTCCGGCGTCATGGATGCGATCCAACGGCGCCGCGGCGGCTTCGGCGCTCTCTCGGCGGCGTAACCATCACCACCATCACCACCATGGCAACCCTCACGAAACCATCGGCGCCCGGCTGGCAGAGCGTCAAAGCGCACTACCAGCGCGCGAAGGCTCGCAACGTCTCGCCGTTCACTTTTCAGGCGCAGACCTACATTCACCAGGGCGAGCGGTGGGTGTTCGAGCTCACGCTTCCGCCGCTCCGCACGACAGCCACCGCGCTCGCATGGATGGCGTTCTTGCGCGACCTCGCGAGGAACAACGACACATTCCAACTTGTCGTGACAAACTACGTACCGACCGGCGTCACGTCGCCGATGACCGTCCGTCTCGCCGACGCTGGCAACGCGGTCTCGTGGGACATCAACACGGCGAAGTTCTTTGGCTTCTCCTTCACGGTTGAGCAGGTGATTCCCTGACCATGGCGCGCGACCTCGGCACAACCAACACGGCGCAGGTACAGGCGGAGACCGTTCGCCCGATCCTCTTCGCCTACCTCGATTTCGTCGGCGGAGCGATCCGCGCGCACACGGGAATCGGGAACATCACATGGGGCGGCAACACATGGTCCGGCGTCGGTAGCTTCGCCGACATCTCAGACATTGAGGAGGGTGTCGACGTCGCGGCCCGCGGTCTCACGCTCTCGCTTTGCGGTATCCCTTCAAGCCTGCTCCCCGAGGCGCTCGCGGCGAATTGCCGGGGGCGCACGGCGCAACTCTTCCTCGGCTTTACCGATGAGGCTGGAACCCTCGCCGCCGATCCGTTTCAGGTCTTCGGCGGACGGATGGACCTCCTATCGATGGACGACGGCGGAGACACCTGCTCGATCTCCGTGCAGTGCGAGAACCGCCTCGTGGACTTCCGCCGGTCGCGCGTGTCGCGCTACACGCACGAGGAACAAATCGCGATTCACCCGGGCGACCTCGGACTCGAGTTCATCGCCCGCATCGCCGATAAGACGATCAATTGGGGGCCGACGAACTCCAACACGGCCGCGCAGTCCGCGTCGAGCATCGCGTCGCAGCGCGCCGCAATCATGGTGAGGTGGCACCTATGAGCACGCCGAAACGAACCGAAGGATGGGAGCGGCGCCTTGCCGACTTCATCGAGTCCAGGCGCGCGACGCCGTTTGCGTGGGGCTCGCACGACTGCTGCGCGTTCACGGCCGGCGCTGTCGCGTCGCTCACCGGGCGCGACCCGATGGCGTACCATCGCAGCTACAGCACCGAGCTCGGCGCCGCTCGCGTCATCCGTGAAGCCGGCGGGATCGAAAGCATCCCCGAGGCACACGGAGCGAAGAAGCAGCCCGTAGCGATGGCGCGACGCGGCGACGTCGTGTCCGTCGAGATCAACGGCCGGATTTCGCTCGGCGTGTGCGATGGCGCGAACTCGTTTTTCGCCGCTCCCGTCGGACTCGCGCCCGTCGAAACCATCAAATGCCGATCGGCGTGGAGGGTTGAGTAATGCCGCAAGTCATTCCGGTCGTCGTCAAAATCCTAGCTACGAAGCTGATCGCCGGGATTACCGTCGGCGCAATCGTCAAGGTTGCTGCCGCGTATGCGATAAATCGCATCCTGAACAAGAGCAAGGGCAAGGGCCTTGGCTCCGGCTCGGGTAGCCAACTCACGATGTCGCGAGATCCGTCGCCGGCTCGACGTATTGTGTACGGCGAGACGCGCGCGTCCGGGCCGATCTCGTTCATCCATGTCTCCGGCGACAAGAACTCTACGCTCGGCATAGCGCTCATGCTCGCCGCCCACGAGTGCGACCAGATCGGCGCGTACCTCGTAGAGGACGTGCAGGTCACGCCAGACGGAACAGGCGCCGTAACGGCCGGCAAGTACGCCGGAAAGCTGTGGATCAACGCGCACCTCGGAGACCAGACGACCGGTGACGCCGGACTGATTGCGATGTCTGGCGGCGCATGGACGACGGCGCACGCGCTCAAGGGCATCACCTACATTGCGTGCCGGCTGACATACGATACTGAAGTCTATGCCGGCGGTCTCCCGAACTTCTCCGTCATCATGCGCGGCAAGAGGGTGCTCGATCCGCGCACGTCGATCACGGCGTTCTCGCGCAACCCGGCGTTGATCCTGCTCGACTACCTGACCAACGAGACATTCGGACTCGGCGCGACCGCGGGTGAGATTGACGTTGCGTCATTCATCGCGGCGGCGAATATCTGCGACGAGGGCGTGACGCTTGCGGGCGGCGGAACCGAGCCTCGGTATCGCTGCGACGGCACGTTTACGACCGACGCCGAGCCGGCAGTCGTCATTGAGCAGATATTGGCGACGATGGCCGGCTCTCTCGTCTATGCCGGCGGCAAGTTTCGTTGCCACGCTGGCGCCTACGTCGCGCCGACTATCACTCTCGACGAGGGCGATCTGCGCGGGCCGATTCAGTTTCAGCCGGCGGCCGGAATTCGCGAAGTCTGCAACATCGTCAAGGGCTCCTACACGTCGCCCGTCGACCTCTATCAGCCTCGCGACATCCCGCAGTTTCGCGACTCCGCGCACATCACCGCGGACGGTGAGGAGATCCCGGCCGACCTCGACCTTGCGTGGGTTTCGTCGGCATCGCAGGCGCAGCGGCTCGCGAAGATCCACGAGCGCGCGTCGCGTCTCGGCGGCGTGCTCACGCTGCAATGCAATCTCTCCGCGCTTCGCGTGCAGGCCGGCGACACCATCGCGGTGAACAACACGCGCTTCGGCTGGGATCCGAAGGTGTTCCGCGTGCAGGAGTGCAAGTTTTCCGTCGAAGCCGGCGGCGCACTTGGCGTCGACCTGATTTGCCGCGAGACGGCGGCGTCAATCTGGGAGTGGGCCGCGGCGACGGACGAGCATGCGACAGACCCGGCGGCCGAGGTTGAGAATCCGGATATCGATTACAGCGATATGGTCGGGATCGGCGGCGGCCCCAGCACCGACGACCCGCAGCCCGGCACCTACGACGACCTCAACGGCTCCACCGGCGTCGGCTCCATCGCCGTGCAGAGCCGCGGCGGCACGTGGTCATATTGCGGGTACGCTCCGTATGACGGAGTCGAGGATTCTCCGCCGCTCCGTTACCGCACTGAGACTCCGAGCGGCACTGTAGTGCGCAAGGACTACGACGACGACCCGCTGAACAGGACGCTGATCGCGACCCGCACGGACACACCGATCGGCCCGCGCTCGTGGGTAGGCTGCACCGAGCCGACTGCGGCGCTTTGGCAGCGTGTGCAGACGGCCGGCGGATATTGCGGTGCCGAGACGAGCGGCATCGGCGAGCCGCCGAGCACCGCTGCTCCGGTCCTGGTCGCACACCTCGTCCGCACCTGCACAAACACCTGCGGCGCGATCGGAAATGGCTACGGCTGCTGTGGTAATGCGCTTGGTGACTGCGGCGTAGAATTCTGCGGGAACGCCACCCGCACGTTGAGCAATCCTGATACACCGGACGCTGCGATCTCGCGGCTCATGTCCGGCTCTCCCGAGTGGGGCGCGGCCACGACAGCGATCCGCACCGTGCCGACGACCGGCATCACCGGAGTCTACCGCGAGGCCCGCTACCGGACCGAGCACACGGAGGGGGCCGAGCAGGTGCCGACACTCATCGGCCTCAGTCCGTGGGGCCGCTACCGTGTCACGGTCACACTGGAGAGCCGGCCCGTGGACGAGGCCGGAGCACCGACTGGCGACGGCTCATGGTCCGCCGCCGGCACGCGCCAGCACTATTTCATCGCCGACCTCGACGGCGAGGGCGGCATCGACTGGCAGGTCGTCGAGCCGACTGCCGGCTACGAGACCCGTATCGCGTCGACACTCGTGGAGGTCGCATGAGCTGGCATCTACCCATCACCCCGCAGCGCTCACCGGAGCCGCTCACGCCCGCGCAACTCACCGCTGGCATGGAGCCACTGCCAGCGCCCGTCCCGGTCGCGCCCGATCCGCGCCCATGGCTCGCTACCCGCATCGCCGCCTGTCGCGCGTGTGAGCACGTCGCCACCGGCGGTCAGACCTGCTCCGCCTGCGACATCCGCTGCGCCCATCCTTCCGCCGCCGAGTCCCGCCCGCTCCTCGCCGTGCTCGACTCGATCTGTCCCGCCGGCCTCTGGACCGTCATCGCACCATGAGCACCATCGCCCGCGCCGTCGCTGTTGTTGGCTCACTCTACGGACTGCTCCGTAATCGGCTCGGCATCAATGTAGCCACGTCGCTGGAGTCGCAGGAGCTGTCATGCACCGTCGCGCCCGACCGCCGGCTCGTGGTGCTAGGCCACGAGCCCATCGCCGGATTTGCCCGCGACCACGGCACCGTCGCCGACGAGGCCGCGATGCTCGCGCTGCACACGCTCGACAGCACCACGCTCCTCGCCGAGCCCGCGTTTGTTGCACCCGGCGATTCGTGTCTCCGCGCCGACGATCCCGGTTGGCGCTGGCACTGCATCTCCGGCCACGGACAGGCCCTGTCCGACTGGGAGCGGCGACCACTCGCCGGTGCGCTCTCCGGTCTGGCCGTCTCCGGACACACGCACGAGATCGCGGCTATCACCGGGCTAGAGTCCGAACTCGACGACCTCGGCACAGCAGTCGCCGGCAAACAGGCCGCGTTGGCCAACGCCGCCGCGCTCGCTCGCATCTCCGCTGTCGCCGGCGGTCCCCCGAAATGGGACGGGGGAGACTGGCCTGGTGGTGGGACCGGCGGCGGTGTTGCTACCTCGGCGCAAATGATCACCGCGCTGAGGCCGGTAGCATGGTATCGCGCCACCGCCGGGACTCTTCGCGCAGACGGTACAACCGCCGAAAACGGTGACGCCGTGGCGACATGGCGGGATCAGAGCGGACATGGATACCATTTCTCCCAAGCGAGCAGCGACGCGCAACCGCTGCTCGTAGCAGCGGCGCATAACGGCCTACCGGTAGTCCGGTTTTCAGGCGCTCAATACCTGCTCGCCGCTGGCTTCCCGGCCGTCGACCTCGCCAATTTCACCATAGTTTTTGTCGGCCGACAAACCACAGCGGTGGACAATATGCGCTGCCTAGCAATCGGTGCGTCCGGGGCGGGCAACGATTATAACTCCGCCACAAAGTTCGCGGTGCAATGGGGCTACAAATCGGATGGATCCAACGGCGTACTACAATGCGAGGGCGGAACGAGCACGGACATCAAAGTGGTCCTGACTGCCGCCGAGTCTGTATCGGCGTGGGACTGCTATGGGTTCCGCGCATACAAGCGCATCGGTGCGGCGACTCGCGCGGACGTGATCACAGGGTCCGGCGACACTGTCTCGGCCACGCTCACCGCATCGGATTCTGGTCTGTTAATGGGTGCGCTCTATGAGTCAGGAGCGATCACGCTACGTGACTCGCTCGGGATGCAGGGGGACATCGGAGAGCTCGTCGTATTCGCCCATCCTCTGGGCGACGCGGCGCTCGGCCAACTCATTGCAGCGCTACGCCTCGACTGGGTCGTACCAACTGCGTGACCTCCGCGAGCGCTCCGCGATTCCTGGCACGCTGAATCGTCGGGTGACCGCCGGACAGCCGTTGTCCGGCGCCCGTGGTAGAGTAGCGCATGCGCATCCGCCTGCTCCAGCCCCCGCCCGTCACGGTCACGCTCGATCGCTCGTCCCGCGGGCTGCTCTACCGAGCTAGGCCAGTCGGTCCTGGTCGTGCGCTGTGGGGGCAAGCACCGGGGCCGGCTGGCGGCTATTTCTGGGCTCGTAGTCGCTACGTCGTGAGCGCGGCCGCGTGGTCGCGCTCGTCTACGCCGCGCACCTCCGCCGCCTCGTCTATCAGCTCGATCAGCACATCTGCCCGCGAGCCGCGTCCGTAGGCGAGCCCGGCGAGTTTCTCGGCCGTGCTCATAGGCAGGCGCACGCTCAGCGGCACCGTGCGCGGCTCGCCTTTGGCTGCGGCCTTGTTGCCGCGGGCAAACGATCGCCCGCGGGGTTTGGGTTTGCGGGTGCTCATGGTGCGACCTCCGTCGGCGGTTGCGGCAGCGGCATCCAGTATGTCGGTGTCGAGCAGAGCGCGCAATCGTCGGCGCCCCACCAGTCGCCCATGATGTCGAGCCAGTACCCGATCGAGATCGAGTGTCCATCCCACGTCAGGATATTCGCGCCGTCGCGCGGGGCTGTTGCTATCGGATGCCAGCCGGCGGCTGGCGCTTCGGTGTTGTTGCTCATGGTCGTCTGTGTAGCCCCGTCGTGCGGGGCTGTGGCAGACGATCAGGAGTCAGAGCGCAGCGGTCCAGTGATTCTCCACCCATTCGCGGATCTCGTCGCGCGTCGCTTCGTCGGGACCCGTGACGGATTTCGATGTCTCTCCGGTAGTGACGTTGATTCCGGGAAACTCGCCCTCGATCAGTTTCGCGACATCGGCAGCGATCCGGAGCGCGTCGGCGTCCGTGCATTGCGAGCCGTAGTAGCCAGCATCGGTTCCGACTCGGATGGAGTATTGTTCGTAGGTCATTTTCGGAGGATTCTTGAGGTTGTGCGTCTCGGGGCGTCGTGCCCTCTGACGTGCTCCACCATGTCCGCCCGCACACCGTTTGCAAGACAAACGCAAAGCGGGTTTTGTAACGCCGGTTTTTACAATCGGCCGCCCTACTCTGCCGCCTTGCGGATGCGCGCAACCTCGGCAAAGAAATCCGAAGCGTCGATACGCGACACCGTATCCAGCAAAAGAGACACCATCGCGCCATGCTTGATCCCGACCGCGCGCGAAAGGTTGGCCAAACGCAGGGCCGACTCGCGCGGAATGCGCAACGTCAGGCGCCGGGCGTCGGTCATTGTAGACAAAAAGCAAGCGGCTTTTTCATAGGAGAAATCCCTACTCCACAAAATGGATGCACGAGAAAATCCTTGGCTTTGTCTACGTGTGTCTACACAAGTGGACGCATGGCAAACAAAGCGGACTACGGCCGAGTGATCTCGGCTCGCATTGCAACCCAGAAGGCAAAACAGCTCGCCAAGCTGGCCAAGAGCAAGAGCACCGAGTCGCGGAAGTATCGCGTGTCCGACCTGCTCCGCATCGCGGCCGATGAGTTTTTGGCGCGCCACAAGGAGGCCGCGTGAAAACCGAAAGCCTCGCCCTTTCATCGATTCGTCTCGACGGCGGCACGCAATGCCGCGCCAGTCTCGACCAAGACCATATCGCGACGCTCGCCGACGCATGGCAGGACGGCGCGAAGATGCCGGCCGTAGTGGTGTTTCATGACGGCAGCAACTACTGGCTCGCCGACGGATTCCACCGCTACCACGCGGCGCAGAAGTGCGAGTTCCGCGACATCGAATCCGAGGTGCGCAGCGGCACGCGCTGCGATGCGGTCAAGTTTGCGCTCGGGGCGAACGCCGCTCACGGCCTGCGCCGCACCAACGCCGACAAGCGCCGCGCCGTCGAGATCGCGCTGAAGGAGTTTCCGAAGCTGTCCTCCCGCGAGATCGCCAAGGTCTGCGCGGTGTCGCACGAGCTTGTCGACCGCACCCGGCCACAACTGGCAGAATCTGCCAGTTCCCCGCGCGTCGGCGCCGACGGCAAGGAGCGCAAGATGCCGACGCCCGCCAAGCGCGCCGAGCCGACCGAGGAAGCCGCCACTGAAGAGCCGAGCAAGCCCGAGCCGCGCGAGATCGCCGTGCCGTTCGTGGTGCCGCCGCAGCGGTCGCAGCAAGCCCAGCCGGCCGCGAAGTCCGGCCCGTATGTCCCGCCCGCCCGCGGCCTCATGATGGCGCGCGGTGCAATTTCCCACCTCGAAGAGATCCCCGCCAAAGACGCCGAGCGTATCGACGCCATCAAGCTGGTTCTCGCGTGGTGCAACTCGCAACTCGGCAACTGACCCCAGACGCAAAATGAAAGTGCATCAGACCCGCAACTACTCGTTGTTCACGACCGACATCACCAATCGCCCGATCGACACTCGCCGCGCGATTGCTAGCCAAAAGAAGATCCGCAAGAGCATGGAGAAGTACGGATTCCTGCCGTTCCCGCTTCTCGTCAAACGGACCGGCGACAAGCTCAAGGTCCTCGACGGCCAGAACCGGCTCGCCGTCGCTACATCGCTCGCGCTCCCCGTGTTCTACGTCGAGACGGAGCGCGAGGACATCATCATTGCCGATTGCGCAGCCGGTCAGTCGCCGTGGAATGTGAACGACTACGTCGGCAGCTTCGCCAAGCAGGGCAATCGCGAGATGCAGACGCTTCTTGCCTTCGCGACGGAGCACAAGCTGCCGGTTGCGCGCGCCGCGTCTCTCCTTGTTGGGGACTCCGCTCACTCCGGCAACGTCCAGAAGCAAATCAAGGAAGGGAAGTTCCGCGTGCGTGATCTTGAATACGCGCACCGCGTCGCTCGCATGGTGAGCGTCGTTGCGCAGTTTGCGCCGTGGGCTCGCTCTGCGAATGCGGCCGGAGCCATCAGTCGCTTTGTGCGCGTCGCCGAGTTCTCGGACGAGAGGATGATTCGCGCGGTCAAGTCACACCCGCACCTGCTCCGCAATTATCCCGACATCGAGGGACTGTCTGAGATGTTCGAGGCGGTCTACAACCATGCGTCCCGCTCGCCGATCCCGCTCGCGTTTCGCGCGAAGGAGGAGGCCAAGAAGCGTGCCGACTTCGCCGGAAGGAGCCGCGCGTCGTAATGGAGGCCGCATGACTACCATCGCCCTACTCGTCCTGCTCGTCGCCGTGCCGACCGGCATCATTGGCGCGGTCTGCATGATCCGACTCGGCCGCGACCTCGACCGCGAGAGCGAACACGGTTTCATGCTGCCGGAGAGCAGGTCTGAACGCGCCGAGAAACGGGAGGGCAAACGATGAGCACACCGAGCAAAGAAGCACTGGAGTCGGCTAGCGCGCTCGACAACTACAGGGGCGCGACAACTCGCAACTACCGCGCCGCCATCGACGCCGCCCGCAAGGAGGTGCAGCCGTGAACGCCGCAGCCGACTTCTCACTCTGCATTCGCCGCGCGTCATCGTGCAGCAAGCACGCCGACTGCGCCCGCGCGCAGTTCGAATCGCGCAATCCGCAGCGACAGGCGTTCGTCGCGCCGACGCTCACCGGCGACGCTTGCTCCTACTTCTTCGACTTCTCGCCATTCCGCCAGCTCGCCGAAAACGGCGGCGGAATCGCTGACACTTTGGCCGAGTCCGAAAACCTAGAACGCTCTGAGCAATCAGGCGCGGCATCTCGCGAGAATGCTGGTGGATCGGGCTCGGCCTTCACTATCCCGGCGCGAAACGAAGACCGCGCCGGGACTGGGGTTGAGGTCGCAGGCGCCGGGCCTAGCTCGGCGACTGCTTTCCTCGACCCAATTTCCGCGGGCGAGCGCGAGCAACTGCACGCGGCGCGAGCCCTCAAGCTCTGACCTTCCTCGATAGCCCGGAGCCATCGGTTCAACAAGGCCTCCGACCGCCGTCGCGGGTGCGAAAATACGACGGAAACTTACCCAGCAGACCAAAAACAACCATGAAATCCGAATACATCGTTGCGGAGCCGTACACCGGAAAGCCGCTGATCGACTCGACATTCACCAACTACGAGCAGGCGAAGCATGAATCCGCCAAGGTAGCCGGCTCCATCGTCACGAACGCGCAGTTCGTCGCGAGCAAAGGCCACAAGCTCCCCTACCGCCGCCTCACGGGCTCGCTGGCTGGCGAGCGCCCCACTGGACGGGGCCGGCGGGAATTTTCCACCCAACAAAAAGCCCCGGCGCGTTAACGCCGAGGCTCAAAAACGAAAGATGCTGACATGACAGATACACCCAAGATCCCGACCGTCAAGGACGCAATCATCGCGGTCGCTTCCGCTCAGTTCTCCGACCTGCTCCGCGAGAGCTTCAGCGAAGTCACGAAGGACGCGCTCAAGGCGTTTCAGGACGCCGATGACGAGGGCGAACCGAAGTGCAAGGTCGCGTTCGCCGTAACCTGGAATCCGAACAGCGCCGCGCCGAAGGTCGAGAGCAAGCTCTCGTGGAGCGTGCGCAAGGTGCACAACACCGAGGACGTCGCCGACCCTAATCAGCTCAAGTTTCCGGCCGACGTCATCGGCGGCGACGGAAGGGGGGCAGCATGAGCACCGACCGAATTGCCGCACTCGCGGCCGAACTCAGCGAATCCGACATCGGCGAGATTATCCGCGCCAAGGTGCCGGCCAAGATCAAGGGGCGCGACGTGTCTCACGTCTCCGTGGCATGGTCCAATTACGGCGAGCCGATCGGTGTGGCGTCGCACGTCTCGGTCCATGCCGGCGAAAGGTGCGCCGTGTGTGTGCCGACGTTCGCACACGCCGTTGAGATTGTGTCCGCTCAGATCGGCAGTCCGGCAGATGAGGCGCGCGACCTGCGCGCCAAGGCAGCGAAGCTGATCGAAGAGGCGGCGAAAATCGAGAACCAGGAAGGAGCGAAATCGTGAGCAACCAGAACACCCAGCTTTCCCTGCGCAACGAGATCGAGTCGCCGGCATTCCGTGATGCCGTCGCCAAGGTTCTCCCGAAGATCCTGCCGCCCGAGCGGTTTGTTCGCGTCGCGTGTACGGCGATGACGCGCACGCCGAAGCTCCGCGAGTGCGACCGCGCCTCGTTCTTTTCCGCAATGCTGTCGCTGGCGCAGACCGGGCTTGAGCCGGACGGCCGGCGGGCGCACCTGATCCCGTTCGAGAACCGCAAGCGGGGCGTGGTGGAGTGCCAGTTGATTATCGACTACAAAGGCTTGGCTGAGCTCGCGATGCGCTCCGGCCTGCTGTCCTACCTGCACGCCGACGTGGTGCGCCGTGGTGACATCTTCCGCTATTCACTCGGCGAGATCAAGGAGCACGTCCCGCACTTCCTGCGCGACGATGACGCCAAGCCCGAGAAAGCTGGAGACGTGTTTGCAGCGTTCGCCGTCGCCCGATTCAAGGACGGCTCCGCCAAGGCCGAGGTCATGAGCGTCGACGAGATCGATGCCATCCGCCGCCGCTCGCGCGCTGGGCAGTCCGGCCCGTGGGTCACCGACTGGAATGAGATGGCGAAGAAGACCGCATTTCGCCGCCTGAGTAAGTGGCTCCCGCTCTCGCCCGAGTATCGTGACGCGCTTGACGCCGACGCGGACGAGCCGGACACGCTGCGCAATGTCGCGAAGGCCGATGCCGGCGCCGCCGCCAATGCCGCCGAGTTCCTCGCCGGCGAGACGGTGCAGTCGATCGACGCCGAGCCGGCAACCGACCAGGCCGCAGCCGACGAGGCTGCGCTGTTTGGTGACAAGAAAGGAGGTGCGTCGTGATCGTCTTCGACATCGAAACCGGCCCGCTGCCGACGGCCGAACTGGAGGACCGAATCCCGAAGTTCGAGGCGCCGGCCAACTATAAGGACGAGCAGAAGATTGCCGCGTACATCACCCAGAAGCGACTCGACTGGATCGAGCGCGCCGCGCTGGACGCGACGACCGGCAAGATCCTCGCCATCGGCATTCTCGACTGCCGTGAGGATGGAGTGGAGAAGGTCAACACGCTCGCCGGCGACGAGGCCGAGATCATCGCGGCGTTCTCGTCGATCGTGATGCAGTGCGGCGGCTCCGGCTGGCCGCTCGTCGGCTGGAATATCTTCGGCTTCGACCTGCCGTTCATCTTGCGCCGCTCGTGGATTCTCCGCGTCGCGCTGCCGCAGTGGATTCGCTCCGGTCGGTACTGGGATCGCTGCTTTGTGGACGCGATGGACGTCTGGGCGTGCGGCAATCGAGAGCAGGCCGTGAGCCTGGATCTTGCCGCCGCGACGCTCGGCGTCGGGCGCAAGAGCGGAAGCGGCGCTATGTTCGCGAGCCTCTGGAATGGCAGCGACGAAGAGCGGGCGCATGCGCTCGCCTATCTCGAGAACGATCTGCGACTGACTAAGGCGGTTGCCGAGCGGATTATCCCGGCCGGATTTCGCGTGATTGAGAGGAGGGCCGCATGAGCAGCACATGGAACGGCGCAACCTGCCGCGAGGGTGCATCGCGATGGGCGACAATGCCGGCCGGCCCGATGCGGCACAGCCAGCCGCAGAATCGCATCGAGCCTCTGACGCGCGAGCAACTCATCCGCCTTGGCTGCGTGTTCCCGCGCGCAACGGCGCCGCTCCCGCATCGGCCGAAAAAAGAGGAGAGGATCGAGCCCAAGAGGCCGATCACTCCCGAAGAAGTCGCGCGGATCCTCGCCGGCTACGACGCAGGCCGCAGCGTCACGGCAATCGCGATGTCGGTCCATCGCGCCACGAGTGCAGTCCGCCGCGTGCTTATCGAGAATGGGCGTGACCCAGGCCGCTTTGGGAACAACTCGCCGATGCGGCTTCAAGTCGTCGCGCTGTTCCACTCCGGGAAGTCTCCGCGCGAGATTGCCGCAGCTACTGGCGCGACTCTTGGATACGTCCGCAACATCGCCGCGAACCTGCGGCGGGCCAGGAAGGAGGCCGCGTGAGCATCGCAACAATCATCATCGGCGCAGTCGTCGCCATCGCGGCCTACGCGCTCGGCCACTACAGCGGGGAGAACCGCGGCAAGGCGATCGGATGGCTCGAACGCAACCAACAGGCGATGGACGACGAAGCCCGTCGTCGCGCGGCGGATGGGACGTTTCGGAGCGTGCGCAAGGAGGTGGCCAATGGCTGACGAACTCTTTCCCGCCGAGGACGTCGCGAGCGAGTCGCCGCGGTTGCGCTGGCTCAAGGCGCACGGCGTCGTCACGTTCTGCTCGCTCCCCGGCACAGATGACGAGGAGTGGTTCGCTGGGCTCTCGCAATGGCTTGACGGCTACAACCCGGAAATCGCCAGCAACTACGGAGGCACTGGATGGCTAGTGGGCTGCGAAGGAGCGCGCAACGGGCGCATGCGCATGGGCTGCGGAGCGACCGAGTCCGACGCGATCGCGGACCTTGCGTGCAAGAATGACATCCGTCTCTGGAATGAGGAGGTGTTGCCATGACCCGCCCTCGCACCATCACCGACGCCTGTCCGCATATGTCGGCATCCGTCCGCCGGCTCAACCCGCAGCTCGCGAGCAATCCGCCAGCCGTTGACCTGTCGCATGATCCGCACGACGTGGCGCCGGCGAAACCGACGCTGCGACAGGACAGGCGAGGTCCGAACAAGACCGAGGCCGCGTTTGCCGCCTTCCTTGAAGGCAACGGCGCGCGCCCGATTCGCGAAGGCGTCGGGCTGCGAATCGGAAACGGCTGTGTGTATTGGCCGGATTACGTCGTGCTCTCAGGGAAATCAGCGAACGTGTACGAAGTCAAAGGCCACATGCGCGACGATGCCGCCGTGAAGATCAAGGCAGCCGCGTCAAGGTTCCCGTCGTTCAAATTCTTCCTCGTCCATCGCGACAAGTCCGCGCCGAGCGGGTGGAGAATCGAGGAGGTGCTGCCGTGAGCTACACCACACTAGATGATCTGATCGAGCGCAAGCGCCACACGTACGCGGACGCCGGATTCTCGCCGACATTCATGCCGGCGATGCTGTTTGACTTTCAGCGCGCGCTTGTCGAGTGGGCGGTCCGCAAGGGTCGCGCCGCAATCTTCGCAGATTGCGGGCTCGGCAAGAGCGCGATGGAGATGGCGTTTGCGCAGAACGTAGTCGAGAAAACCAACGGCCGGGTACTCGTGCTAACTCCGCTCGCGGTCGCGCCGCAGATGGTCGAGGAGGGCGCAAAGTTCGGCGTTGAGTCATCGAGATCCAACGACGGCAAGGCACTCGGCAAGATCGTCGTCACTAACTACGAGCGGCTGCACCATTTCGACCCGGCTGATTTTGTCGGCGTCGTCTGCGATGAGTCCTCAATTCTCAAGAATTGCGACGGCGTTACCCGCGCGGCGGTGACGGACTTTGCCCGCAAGATGTCGTACCGGCTCTTGTGCACGGCAACGCCATCTCCGAACGACCTGATCGAGCTAGGCACATCGTCCGAGGCTCTCGGCTACATGGGCTTCAACGACATGCTCTCGACCTTCTTCAAGAAGGATGCCGACCGCAAAACCAACAGCCGCAAGGATGAGTTCCGCTCTGGCGTCTGGCGCTTCCGCGGTCACGCGGAGCGGCATTTCTTTACGTGGGTTTGCTCATGGGCGCGCGCTGTTCGCAAGCCTTCCGACCTCGGGTTTTCTGACGCCGCGTTTCAACTTCCGGAGCTCATCACGCGCGAAACTATCGTGCGCAATGACGCTCCGCTCGACGGAATGCTGTTCACGATGCCGGCGAACGGGCTTCACGAGCAGCGACAGGAACGGCGGGCGACAATCGAGAAGCGGTGCGAAGCTGCGGCCGCTGCGATCAATGCCCACACCGAGCCGGCCGTTGCGTGGTGCTATCTCAACGACGAGAGCGCCGCGCTTAAGGCGGGGATTCCTGGCGCCGTAGAGGTTTCAGGATCGGATTCAATGGAGGCCAAGGAGGAGGCGTTTGTCGGCTTCGCGAAAGGCGAGGTCCGCGTGATTGTCACAAAGCCTGAAATCGCAGGCTTTGGCCTCAACTGGCAGCACTGCGCGCATCAGACCTTCTTCCCGTCGCATTCGTTCGAGCAATACCACCAAGCCGTCCGCCGCTCGTGGCGCTTCGGCCAGAAACGACCCGTCACCGTGGACATCATCACGAGCGAGGGCGAGCAAGGCGTCCTCGCCAACCTACTCCGCAAATCCGAACAGGCAGACCGCATGTTCGCGAATCTCGTCTCGCTCATGGGCGAGGCCAACACGTTCCACAAAATCTCTTCAGGCTCAGTCAAAACCACCATCCCGTCATGGCTGTAAAATCTCAACACATCACCGACAAGTTCGCGCTCTACAACGGCGACTGCATCGAGGTCATGTCCGACCTTCCCGATGCGTCCATCCACCTTTCCGTCTATTCGCCTCCGTTCTGCGCGCTCTACACGTACTCGAACGACCTGCGCGACCTATCAAACTCGCGAAACTACGAGGAGTTTTTCGCCCACTACTCGCTCGTGGTTGAGCAGATTGCACGCATCACGAAGCCGGGCCGATGCACCGCTGTCCACGCGATGGACGTTCCGGATTCGTGCAACCTCGGCAACTTCCTCAAGGACTTCCCCGGGGACATTATCCGGCTTCACGAGAAGTTTGGTTTCAAGTACGTTGCGCGGCATCACATCTGGAAGGAGCCACTCAGCGTTCGCAATCGCACGATGGCGAAGGGTCTTGCGCACAAAACCGTTTGCGACGACTCCACGCTCTGCGACGTTGCCGGCGCCGACTACCTACTCGTGTTCCGCAAGCACGGGCGCAACGAGGCTCCTGTCCGCCACGAGCGCGGGCTTATGGAGTACCACGGCACCGACAAGCCGCCGTTCGATCTCCACGGATTCCGCGGGATGGAGGGCGATCAGAAGCTCAACAAGTACTCGCATTGGTGCTGGCGCCGCTATGCCTCGTCATCGTGGCACGATATAGACATTGCAAACGTGTTGCCGTACCAAGAGGCGCGCGACGCCGACGACGAGAAGCACGTACACCCGCTTCAGCTCGACGTTATCGCTCGCGTTATCGAGCTCCGCAGCAACCCCGGCGAAACCGTGCTTACGCCATTTATGGGCGTAGGCAGCGAGGTATACCAGGCCGTGAGGATGGGTCGCCGCGGCATCGGCGCCGAACTCAAGGAGTCGTACTACCGGCAGGCTGTGAAAAACGTCTCGGCGGCGGAAGTGAAGGCCGAGGATCAGGGCGCGATCCCGGGAATCGCAGCATGACAATGCCCCACCCCACCGCCGGCCGCTGCAAACGCTGCGGCGAACCGTTGCCGCGGCTATGGATCGACTGGCAGGGTCGACAGGTCACAGAGCGCTGGCGCTCGGATCACTGCTACGGCGTAGAGCTCCAGGAGCAGACCGCGCGCATGATCCGGGCGCAGCGAATCGGCAGCGCAGCGCCACGGCAACACGAGGAGCATCTCGCGGCATGAACTGGCTAAACCTACGCACGGAAACCCTACACGCGCCCGAGTTTATTGGGAGCGATCCGACCGCGCGCGGAACATGGATCGCACTCATGTTCTACTGCGCCCAGCAGGAAAACGGTGGCGTGATCGTTGGCGCCGCGGCATGGTCTGACCGCCAGTGGCAGCAGACGTGCGGCGTGACGCGGGCAGAGGTTGACGCAGCCGCGAAGCTCACGCGATGGGCCGGCGACGATCTGCACGTTTTCGCCTACCCGATCGACCAGGAGGCGGCATTCGCAGCCATGTCTAGCGGTGGGCGCGCCGGCGGTCTCGCGAAGGCGCGAAACCGGCTCAAGCAGGCCACCGCACAAGGCCCCCTAGTAGCCCCCCTAGAACCGGGGGCTCTAGCTAAGGGAAGGGAAGGGAAGGGAAAGGAAGGTAAGGAAAAAGCAGATAGTGCCGCGACTTCTGCCGAAGTCTTGGCCGACCGTGGCGGCGAGGCCCAGCTCGAGCTAGTTCCCGAGGCCGCCCAGCCCACGACGCCGCCCGTCCTGACGTTCCCGTGCTCTGGCAAGGTCGCGCAGTGGCACCTCACCGACGCCTTCCTCGCCGAGCTCCGCGCCGCCTACCCGTCGATCGACCCGCTCGCCGAGGCCAAGGTCGCGCTCCTCAAGGTCACGGCCGGCGCCGTCACCCGCAAGACCGCCGGCGGCATGACCCGGTTCCTCTGCTCGTGGATGGACCGGGCGACGAACGGCAACCGCAACAACTCTCAGAAAAATGCACCCGACACCTCTCGCCGACGCTTTGCGAACGGCAACGACTACTCCGCCACCGGGCTCTGACGCCATGACGCCGCAACCCAACGCCACGCCAGCCTGGTATCCCACGCTCGACCTCGCGACCGATCGCGACGGCAGCCTCAAGCGCGCCGCCGACGCCTGCGCCAAGATGGTCGCCGACATGCGAGCCGGCGCCACGCCGTACTGGCTGACGCTCACCGGCGCGCAAGGCTGCGGTAAGACGATGCTGGCCTTCCAGGTCTTCGACCAAGCCCGCACGATCAACCCTGGCCGCGCCTCGATATGGATCGGCGAGCGCCGTCGCCCTCGCTGCTACTGGTACACCGAGCCGGACTTCGCCGACGCCATCCGCACCGACACCCGCCTGCCCGAGTACCTCGCCGACGACTACCTCGTCCTGATCGACGACCTCGGCACGGCGCGCGAACGGTTCGAGCAGGTCGCCGACGCGCTCTATCGCCTCGCCAACGCCCGGCTGGGCAAATGGACGCTATGGACGAGCAACCTCACGCACGCCGAGATCGCGGACAAGATCGACCAGCGGCTCGCCTCGAGGCTCATCCGCGACGCCAACACTGGCGTCCGCATCACGGCGCCGGACTATGCGCTGCGCAACCGTAAATCGAAGGAGGCCGCATGAGCGCGCCAACCTACACCGTCGCGCTAACCGCTGACGAGCGGGCCCTGCTCCTCGCGGCGATGCAGCGCGAGGCCGAGAACTGGGAGCGGAGCCTAGTCAACCGCACCCGCAAGCCAACCGCCGAAGATGGCAACGCGATCCACGCATACCGAATGCGGATCGCGCAGATCGCGACACTTGAGCAGGACCGCGCCGCTTGAGTTCTCCAACGTCAGATTCCGCATTTCCAACGTCCGAATACCGCAACCAATAGCACCATGCCCATGGCCTACCTAAACAAAGTATTCATCATCGGCAACCTCACCCGCGACCCAGAGTTGCGCGTGACGCCGAAGGGCAACTCGATCGCCGCCTTCGGCATTGCGATCAACCGACAGACCAAAGACGACGCCGGCAACACGCGCGACGAAACGACATTCGTTGACATCGAAGCGTGGGGCAAGCAGGCGGATCTTGTCGCGAAGTACCTCGCACGCGGCGCGCCGGCGATGATCGAAGGGCGCCTCAAGCTCGACGAATGGACCGACAAGACGAGCGGCGCCAAGCGTTCGCGGCTCAAGGTCGTTCTTGAGAACGTGCAGTTCCTGGGCTCCAAGCGTGATGGCGCGCCGGCGGAAATGCGTGATGGGGAGCAGCGGCAGGAGCGACCCGCGAAACCTACGCCAGAGGCAACTCCGCCATTGGAGGACGACGTCCCTTTTGACCTGCCGCGGTAAGCGACGCGGCGAACAAGTATCGCGAATCAATAGCGCAGGAGGTTCTGCCTCTTGCATAACATCCGGCATGAGCCGCGCCCGACCGAATAACGATGAAACACGAACCTGAAAACCTGACGCTCGCACACGATGAACCGCCCGCAAGCGGGACAGCTAAGGGCGTTGGCTCTGGGCCGTGGTTAGGGCTTCGCCGGACAGACTCCCGAAAGAAAGTTTGAAATAGTGCTTGCAAACAATCAAACCAAGATTCAGCTTCTAAACATGAACTCCGATAACGTCGCAGAAATCTACCGCGGGCTTAAAATCACGAACTGCACCGGCTTCGCAACTGGTGCGTTCAGTGTCTACACTATCAACTGCATGGCGGTCCGCTCGATTGAGAGCGCACGTCGCGCGATCGATAACGCACACGAGAAAGCAAAACAGGAAGGCCGCTGGCTGGCCGGCCCAAAACCAAGCTGGATCGCATGACCGCCGGAGGAAAACGCAAGGGGGCCGGAAGGCCCCCGCTTCCCGCTTCCGATCAACCGGAAGCCGTCACGATCAAGGCGCATCCGTCAGCGGTCGCACGCTTCAAGGCGTGGTGCGCCGCGAAGAATCTCTCGCACCGCGAGGCGTTCGAGAACTGGACGCGCCGCCTGAAGCCCTAACACTGCGGATGTGGTGGCGGCGCCCCGGACGCCGCAGCACGAGGGGCGCTAAACGACGTCACCACTGGCCGCTTGTTCGACCTCTTATTCCAATGACAAAGACAACCGATCAACTTTTGGAAGACCTCGCCATGAAGGGCGGGGCAATCGTGGCGACGGGCGAATGCTCGCCACTCGAAATCGCCGTCGCTCGCCGCTGTGGAGACATGGCAGTGAGGGACGATGGAATCGGCTTCATCCGACGCTCGCCGGGCTGGGTGAAGATGGCGGACGAAGGGCTCGCCATGCGATGCCACGACGCCGCGATGCATCCTCGCGGCTCTCGGTCGAACACATGAATATGCAACACCTCGAAACACGACAGTTGCGCAAGCACTACGCGGCCAATCGAAAGCGGAACCGCGAGATGCGCGCGAAGAAGTTCGCGCAGATGCGAGCGGCCAAGGAGCGCAAGCGAATCGAGCGCGCGATGGCATATCCGCAGATGCCGGACCTGTCGCACTGCGAGCCTCCACCGAAGACCAGGCCGAGCGGGTTCGAGGTGATCGTGCGCTGCCTCGACGACGGGCAGCGCGTGTCGTTCCGCTCGCTCCGCCTTCCCTGGGGTCTCTCGATCTCGCCGACGCTCGCAGGCCGCAAGGTGGCGTGCGTGCTCCGCGAGTACATGCCATCCGCGTTGCTCACGCCTGCGGCTGGATTGTGTCTGAGGCGCGCGAGTGATGGGTGTCAAGGCAAAACCAAGACGCCGACGGGAGGGGGCGTCAGAAGTCTGCAACCTTCAACGCTTTAGAC